CCGACTACAGGAGAACAACAAATGTCTACTACACTCGATAAAGAGTTTGAGGCGCATATGTCCGAAGATACAGTATCTGAGGAAGCAGCGACTGGTTATGCTGCTGTAAAAAAAGGCGCTAAATCTGGCGAAAAAATCGATCGCTCTGGTGCCAAGTACACCGAGATCGGTGGAACCAAAAATGATTCTGAAGAAGGTGCCGCTGGTACTAAGAATCTTGGTGCTGCTGCAGCAGGTGCAGTTGGTCATGAAGGAGACAAAACTCTAAAGACCAAACCATCCGATGCATCCAGTGCTCTGCCTGGTGCTCTGTCTGGTAAAATCTTTGACGAGGTAGAGACAGATGAAGAGACAATCACCGAAGAAGAAACTGAAGCTCAGTACGACTTTACTGAAGACGTTGACGCTCTTATCGCTGGTGAAGAACTCTCAGAAGAATTCAGAGATCGTGCAAAAGTGATCTTTGAAGCAGCAGTAACTGCTAAAGTAAATGAAGAAGTTGCTGCTATGAAAGAAGCATTTGAGTCTGCACTTGAGCAACAAGTGACTGAACTCAAAGAAGAATTGGCCCAGCAGGTAGACGACTATCTGACGTATGCTGCTCAACAATGGATGACCGAGAACGAACTCGCCATTGAGCACGGCATCAAGAATGACATCGCAGAGTCGTTCATGCAGGGTCTAAAAGGTCTCTTCGTTGAGCACAATATTAGTGTTCCCGAAGAAAAGTTCAACATGCTGGAAGGTATGACTGAACAGCTTGATGAGATGGAGCTAAAACTCAACGAGCAAATCGACACCAACGTTCAGTTGAATAAGCAACTGGGCACTTATATGAAGATGGGTATTGTGAGCGAAGTCGCTGCAGGTCTCGCTGAGACTCAAAAGGAGAAGCTTGCTTCTCTGGCAGAGGGTGTTGAGTTTGAAAGTGAAGATGATTTTCGTAAGAAGATCGAAACTATTAGAGAATCCTACTTTACTCGCCGCGAAGCAGTAACTGCGGATGCTACCGAGGATGCAGAACCTCTAGTAGAAGAAGTCCAGCAACCAAACACCGCTATGAGCAGATATGTGGATGCTCTAGCACGCTGGTCTAAATAATTGTAATTATTTGTAAATAACATTTTTTCAAAAGGAGTAACAACCAACAATGGCTGATCTAAGACAACTCCAGGAAAAGTGGGCACCCGTTCTTGACCATGAGGCTCTTCCTAAGATCGAAGATGCTCATAAGCGTGGCGTAGTCGCTCAAATCCTGGAAAACCAAGAGCGTGCTCTCTCCGAAGAGGCACAAATGCTTTCCGAGACAGTTCAAACTGTCGGTACAGGCGGTTTCGGTGGCGGTGCCACTGCAACTGGTCCTGTTGCAGGTTTCGACCCCGTACTGATCTCCCTGATCCGTCGCTCGATGCCACAACTGATCGCTTACGATATCGCAGGCGTTCAACCAATGACTGGTCCTACTGGTCTGATCTTCGCAATGCGTACTGCTTATGGCAGCGAGCGCGATGCAACCAGCGGTGACTTCCGTGAGGCATTCTTCAACGAGCCTAACGCAGGTTTCTCTGGTGGTCCTGGCACTGGTCTTGCTAACTACGATCCTACCGCTTCTGGTAGCGCAGTCAACGATGCTGAAGGCACCAACCCTGGTCTCCTCAATGACAGCCCTGCTGGCACCTATGAGCTGACTGGCGATGCTACTGGCATGAGCACCAGCACTGCTGAAGCACTGGATGACAGCGCAGCAGGTACTGCTTTCCGCGAAATGGGCTTCTCGATCGAGACGGTAACCGTTACCGCTAAGAGCAGAGCACTGAAGGCAGAGTACAGCCTCGAGCTTGCTCAAGACCTGAAGGCAGTTCATGGTCTGGATGCTGAGCAAGAACTGAGCAACATCCTCAGCACTGAGATTCTTGCTGAAATCAACCGTGAAGTTGTTCGTACCGTATACACCAACGCTGTTGCAGGTGCTCAGAACAACGTTGCTACCCCTGGTATCTTCGACCTCGACATCGACTCCAACGGTCGTTGGTCGGTTGAGAAGTTCAAAGGTCTGCTGTTCCAAATCGAGCGCGATGCAAACGCAATCGGTCACCAGACTCGTCGCGGGAAGGGCAACATCATGATCTGCTCTGCAGACGTTGCTTCGGCACTCGCAATGGCAGGCGTTCTTGATTACACCCCTGCTCTCAACGGCAACAACGGTCTCATCCCTGATGACACTTCCAGCACCCTCGTCGCTACTCTGAACGGTCGCATCAAAGTCTACGTTGATCCTTATTCCGCTAACGTAAGTGACAAGCACTTCTACGTTATGGGTTATAAGGGCAGCAGCGCATATGATGCAGGTCTGTTCTATTGCCCATACGTTCCTCTGCAGATGGTTCGTGCGATCAATCCTAACACCTTCCAGCCTAAGATTGGCTTCAAGACTCGTTACGGCATGGTCTCCAACCCATTCGCACAGGGTCT